TTACATGGTCACCATCCCACCATATTTTTTTAATGTTATGAGAGACATTTTTTAGGTTAATAATAGAGGAATCAGGGTGATCTAGTTCACCTAACGCTCTATTAGCATTAACACTTTCCATATACTTATTAATTTCTCTTTCCCATAAATCTCTTGAGTAATAACGACCATTACCGTTTTTTACTTCGGCAGTGGCTAATATTCCCTCAACTAAAGGGTTACCAGTTGAAGATTTTCCTTCAACTAGTTTAACAGGTTTAGCTGTAAAGGTTTGGGTTTCAATGAGTATCTGTTTCATGATTATCCTTTGTCACTTGTTTTTAAGTTAGCTTTAAACTTAGGATTCCATTTTTTAACATAGGCTTTTTCTATATCTTTTTTATTAACTTTAGGAAAATCTTTAGCTATATCATCTACTTTTTCACCTTTGTTAATTCTATCTGTTACTTCTTGAGGTAAATTTCCTTCAGCTAATACTTCTTTAACTAACAAATAGATTTGAGAACGTAACACTGATTCTTTTAAATCACCATAACCTGAAGATTTATGTGGGCCTGTGATAGGTTTTGATTCACCTAATCCAGGTGCTTCAGTTGTGTAACCTACACCTTTAATACCAAATTGACCATCTTTAACATAGTGACTAAGATCTTTAGCTAAGTTTTTAGCTACAATTGCTCTTAATTCTTCTACTGTTTTATCTTTATTTTTAGGATCTTGCATTTCAGTATAGAATCCTTTTAAGAATTCTTGACCAAATACATTATCATAGTTTTTAGCATCTTTATAGTCGTAACCGCGTGTTGCCATGTCAGTTACTTCTTTAGTTGTTTCTTTTTCTTCAGCTTTAGCTTCTTTAGCTTCAGTTAACCCCATATATGGAATATCTTTATCTGCTTTTGGTGGTAATTGGTCTTCTGCTTCTGCTTCTTTCCATCCCATTTGCCATAATTTAGCTAGATCTGCTTTATAATATTTATTATAACCATCTTCGTATGGACACGCTTCATATGGTACATCATCATAAAAATCTTCTTTTCCTTTATCTACAAAGTCTTGATTGCCTTGATTTTTGCGAGCTGAGGACCTGTTATACATTCCGTATGTCATATCTTGTCCACCCGAGTCTTCTCCATACTCAGTTATGTTTTCTTTAAAAATCTTATGCCAATCTTGTTTTTTACCAGTAGTAACTACACCACCAATACCTTCAGATAAGATACTTCTATTTTTTAATACAGTGATAGTATCATTATATGATAATACAGGAGTAATAAGGTCTGGGAAGTTATAGCGAGCAAGTTTCATAAAATATGCTTTATCGCCTTTGCCTTCTTTAATAAGATTATATTGTGTTTGAAGTGTTTTCATGTTTATGTAAATAATTTTATTGCTCTATCAATTATTGAAATAGCTAAATCAGTACCATATACTGATTTTTTTTCTGGCATTTCTCTATAGCTATTTATTGTTTCTTTTTTAGCTTCTTGGATTAGTTTAATAAGCTCTTTTAGCTTATCTGCTATTAGATCAAAATCTCCTAATCGTCCTGCTATATATTGTTTTGTTTCTTCATCAACTCCTAAACTATTAACAAAACCTTCAATATCAAATTTAGGTTCTTCTTCTTCCCATAAATGTTTTACTTCAATACCTTTAGCAGCTTTATTTAAAGCTTTTCGATTTACAGGTTTAAAACCAAGTTTATAGTAGTAGATATTTTTAGTACCTTTAGCTTTTTTATTTGGATTAAAAGCATAAGGAGTAGCATAGTTTACACCAGTACCAGCAGTAAAAGAAGCACCAGTACCTGTGGCGCTTATTTCTTTTAATCGCTTCTGTACGAATTCTTTTATTTTTTCTTTAGCACTCATTCTACCGTTTCTAGTTCTTCAACTAACTGATAATGTTGAAGGAGATTAATTAAATGATCATCATTAACTTTATCTGTTTTACCTAGACTTGGTAAAATGTTTACAACCTCATTTACTTTTATTTGGATAGCTTTATTAGTAACTTTTTTGTTTAAAGTCAATAAAGTATTTTTAATTTCATTTATTTTAGTATTGTAAAATTCTCTTAATTTAGGAGTATTATCAACACTATTAATAAATTCTTTTAATGTAGCTTTTTGATTTGGGTTTAAATCAGCGTACTTATCATTAAATTTTTCTAATAATACTCGGTATGCTAATACACGAATATCTTTATCTTGTTGTCTGAATTCTTCTAAGATATTTTCTTTAACTTCTTTTTTATCAATAGGAGACTTAACAAGATATTCTAATAAAACTGTTTTATTTTCTATAATCTGGTTAGGGTTAGACAGATTCTCACTGTTGTAGACTTCTAAAAGTGTGAATAAAGCAGCTTGTGCTTTATAGTTTGGTAACTTAGTTTTAAAGAATTCTTCTAAATCATAGTGATTTTTGATTTCTTTAATCAAGTTATACTTTTGTCTTTTTAAAATAGAACGATTTAACTGTTTAGAACTTTCTATAATAGTACTAATAACCATATCTGCTTTAGCTTCGCTAGTATTAGTGTGCTTAAAAAAGCTTTCGTATAATTTATACTCTCTCCCTAATTCAGTTTTAGTAAAATATTTTTTTAAAATATTGATAGCATGTGACTCAGTGCCTGATAAAGTATCAGCTGTAATTTGTCTTACTAATAGTTCAAAAAGGATACCGGTATTTTTATACTTTGAATGTTTTATAATCATTCTAGGAGTAATATTTTAGTTATAAATATATATGGAGATATTATTCTCGTATTTGAGATTCATCTAATAATGAAGATTCTTCTTTTTTAAGAGATAATTTTTTATCTAAAGTTTCTAATAAAGTTTTATTTTTATCTTTAGTCTCTAGAGCAAGTGGTGATCCACCTTTGAAATTATTTTTTAAAGAAACATCTTCACCTGTAGCATCTCCTTTCTTCATACCAGTGTTACCTAATCTATCTTTACCTAAAGCACTTTGTTGTGTACCAGCTATAGATGCTTTTTCTTTAGGTCTTCCTAGAGTTTCATCTTTATCATAACCATCAGGAACACCAATTCCGTTTCTTCCAGAACCATATAATGCCGCTAAATCGTGAGGTGTACCATATGACTTACCTGACTCAAGTGGGTCATTACCTTCATTTTCAATTTGTTTAAATCTAAAGATACGCTTTTGATCTTCAGCTATTAAGTCTCTATACTCATCATATTGATCCTGGCTTAAGTGGAATATATTGTCATAGACCCAATCTGTAGGTAATAATTTACCGTCAACAATGTTTTTAGCTAAATCCACTTTTTCTTTCATTAATGCGATTCTTTCTTGATCATAAATGATAGAAGGAGTAGTTAATGATAATTCAAAATTAGTTAATTGTTCGTTTCTATATCCTTGAGTATACAAGTGAACTAAAGCTATTTTATTTAATTCTGAAAGTATAATACGTTGAATACGGTCAATTGTGCGAGCAAAACGAATATCTTCAGCTGCTAAAGTAGCTTTACCAGTTAAGTCTTTTTCATAACCCATAAACGCTTTAGGTACTTTTAAAGCAGCGAATAATTTATCTCTTAAGTAAGTTACATCTTCAATTGCTGTATAATCTAAACCTTTAGTAGGTTCAATTCGAGTTGTTTGATCATTTCCTCTAACAGGTATAAAGAAATCTTCTAATGAGTTTTGTAAGTTATATTTTAAGTTATACTCACCTGTTTGTGGGTCAATATATGGAGTTCTTTTCATCTGTGAGATAGTCTTCTGCATGAAGTTTTCTACCTCATTAGGTGGAATAGAACCTACGTTAACATAAAAAATTCTTTTTTCTGGGGCACGAACAATACGATGGATCAACATAGCATCTTCCATCAAAATGTATTGTTTAAACAATTTACGAGCAGGTTCAAGATATGAACGACCATAAGGCAAATAATTCACATCAGTTATTAATCTGAAGTGAGCCATTTCATAGTTATCAAAATAAAGTGATGTGTCATTTTTGTTAGTACTGTAAGTACCTTGTCCTGTTACACCATAAAAACCTGTAGCACCACCTGAGAAACCATCTGGGCTGAATCTATATCTTACTTCAGCTGGATTTTTAGGGTCGTAATGTTCTTCTCTCATAATATGGTAAGCAGTGTATGGGATAACATTATAAACCCCAAATTTCTCCGCAATTTCCAGTTTTAAAAAGAAATCACCATATTTGCACATCTGACGAATCCAAGACCATAAATTGAATTCAACATTTAATACATCATAAAATAAATTATATAGAATTTTTTGTGTATCTTCATTTGAACTTCTAATTTGAAGTACTTCACCCATATCATTTTTAAGAGTACATTCATCAGCTATAATATCAAGAGCAGAAGCTACAATAGCATCTGTATCCATTGCGTCATAGTCTGAATATACTTGGGTGCGTAAATATCTCCAGTTAAGGTTTAATTGGGCTCCAAAAAGTGATGTGCTATTACTAGAATAGATACGATTAAATCTATCTACTAACGCGTTTGTTTGGAATTCACCTGTTGCTTGGATGCTATTTACATCCATTACTTTGAGCTGATTACCACCAGCATTACGAATTATTACATCTGTTGAGAATAATTTCCTTAATCTTGAAAAAACACTTGTATCAGCCATTTAAATTAAATTATATATAATAAATATTACAGTAACCACCTTATATCTTCATCTTGTCCACCTATATTCATTTGATATGGATTAGGAACACCATTCATAGTGTAGTTACCTTGATTATTAGGTCTAACTGTTGCCATATTACTCAAAGCGGCGCGTGTTAGATCTAAACCTTGTGTTTTATATTTTAAAGCAGTGTCACGAACATACATTCCAATTGCAAAACTCATAACTAAGTCATCATTATAACCAGATTGCGCTTCAGGTCTGCCATTTCTCCATATAAACACCTTCATTTCTTCAAGAAGACGTTTAGATTGTATAGTTACACTTTTATCTCCAACGTATTCTCTAAATTTATTCACAACTAACGGACGAGTTCTCATAGACATTGTAAAACCTGGTGTCATTCTTGATGGGTCATCTGTTCTTTCTAAGTAAGTTTCAGCGTTTAATGTCTCACTTTTTGGAGAATAATACAAGTTTCTGTATCCTCTTTCAATAATTGAGTCAAGAGTTGACCATCCTATGTTAGCATTTTCAACAACTAGCAACGCATCATTATATTCTGTTGC